CAACTAAACCTGCTCCTCCTGTAAGGAAAGCGGTTTTAGCATCAAAATTTTTACCAAAAGGATTTAGTTTTGAAAAGAAACCTGCTTTACCTTGTACTGGTCCGTCTCTATTCATTACAAAGTTAGGTGCAAATCTACTTGCAAGATTGGCTTTACCTGCCTTAAACATAGAACCAATTCCTGAACTTGCTCTACCTAAAAGACTTGTGTTAGTGGCTCCAAAAGGAATCATACTAAGACCCCCAAGAATAGCTGCTTTACCTAATGGACTCTTAGCAATTTTCTTAACACCTCGTACCGCTTTCTTAACGATACTTCCTAATCCATATTGTTGTCTGGGTTCTTGCATTCTAGATATTGCCATAATTTTACCTTAATTCCTATGTTTACTTGGTTTTTGCGAACAAATCAAGAGGTGGCATAATAACTTTTACGTCTTGTGCCATTTCTTCGTCCTTAAAACCTTTGCTTTCCCAGTCTTTTCTTTCCTTAAAAAGCTGACCAGTTTTTTTATGTCTATAAGTAGTCTCTACTTTTGCTTGTTTTATTTCCATTAGTCTGTTTTCTCCTTTAATATATTGAGATAACTAATACCAAACACCACACCATCTGATACGGTGCCTGCTGTAGTATAAGATAATACAGTCCCACCCTCTAAAATTAAAGGTAGAGTTAATATCTCAACGCTAGTAGCAGCTGTTAATGTTTGTGTATTTACTATCTCAAATGCGTTGTTTTTAATAGTTACATTTGGTGTATTAGAACCCGATTTATTTGTAACTCTTAAAGATTTTATAATAATAGTTTCGTTAACTCCTGGCGAAAGCATTGATACTGTCTCAGCAGCCGTTGTTGTTTTACCGTAAAATTTATATTGGTTTACTACTGCCATTATTCTAAAAAGAAACTTTTAGCTTCTATCTCTTGTTTAACTTCATCTTGAAATGAAGAGTTTAATTTTGTTATTACACCATCTAAATCTCTAACTAATGACTGTAAATTTTGTCGACTATATTCTTCTTCTGCTCTAGTTAATGATTGTACAATTTTAGCCATTATAAAATACTTGCTAGTCCTCCGTTTTTGTAAGAAATTGAAAACTTACCTCCAATGTTTTGACCATCAGTTGAAATACTAAAAGGACCTCTGTTATAACTTAAATCTTGTAGTTGCATATCTGGACTTATATTTGCATTAAAATTACCTGCTTTTAAATTAGTTCCTGTAATACCTTGATCTGTAAAATCTACATCATAATTAATTGGACCAAGTTCTCCTGTTAGATTACCTTCTGCTGTAAGGTCATCATTATCTAAAATATTGTTAAAACCAATTTTACTATATATTGAAGCGTAATTTCTAGGGTCTGTGTAATCAAATGTAATGCTAGGATCTTTAGTTATAAGATCTGTTGTTAATATATTTTTGTCGCCCGAATTAAATGAGAGTTGATTATTATTACCATAACTTTGGTCTCTGCCAGACTGATTAGCTGATGAATCATAAGATCCTACAGAGTCTGATCCATATTGTGATTCAGCATCTGTTCTACCACCTACTTTATAATTTACTCTACCACCTGTAGCAAATGAACCCATTTCTGAAGCTGTACCAGATCCACCCATAAAATCTTTGTCTTGTGAAAAATCAGATTGATATCCACCAGTACCAGCAGCTTCGTTTTCTCTTGCTCGTTGAGTTGTAGCCGCTCGTTGTGCATTTTCTAAAGCTTCAGCTTCTGCTTTTTGTCGTTCTCTATAAGCTGTACCAAACATTGCAGTAGGCCCTAACAAAGAACTAAGACCAATTTTAGCAAGTGCAGTTTTGTTAATTGTTGGATTATTCATATTATCTATTGCTTCTTGTTCTTCTTCTGACATTGCTAAAGAACCGTCACCTTCTAAACCTAATCCAAAATCATCTGAAGTTGTGCTTTGATCTGCGCTTTCAGTGACATTAAAGCCACCGCCACCACCACCACCTTGATTAATTGGTGGATAAATATATGGCATTGGTGCTTGAGACATTATTCCAGATTTAGATAAATCATTAAAATCTAATCTATTAACTTGATTATTATTTCCTAGACCTAATCTATATCGTTCTTGAGGTATGTATTGTAAACCTCCTGCGTACAGATCCTGGTCTGCTTGATTATAAAAACTTGGTCCTGCCATTATCTTCGTCCTCCGGGATGTATATCTAATCTAAATGTACCTAACTTCCAATCCTGACTTGCTGCAGTATTAGATACTTTTAATGCAATAGATCTTGCCCGTAATCTTGTGTCTTTTTTTGTAGTAGATGATGTTATATCAAAATTTGAAGTGGTTGAAGAACTATTTGGATAGGTTCTAGTTACAAAACTTACCCTAGTAGATCCTGTTTGTGCAATAAAATCTGGTATAAATCTACTAATTCTCATTATAAATTCTCCATCTCCTCTAAGATCTGGCATACCGACAGTTGTTCCGGTGTTACTTCTTCTTTGTGTAATGTCAAAGTCACCAGAAGTAATTGAAGCAAGAATAGCAGTTACTGCTCCACCTGCATCTATTTGATCGGTCCCTGTTTCCTGTTCATAGTATATTGTACATCCATCCGTATTACCAATAACGTCATAAGAAGAATTACTATTTGGATTATAATAAGTTGCATGGGGTTTCTCAAAAACTGATGAATCTTGCCAGGCCGCACGAGCTAGACTTCCTGTTGTCCATATAGGTCGTTTAGAATTAGAGTCTAGATAATTATATGTTACCATTCTATCAATAACATTTGATCCTGCTGTACAATAAAACCATGTTACTTCACCAAATAAATTATTTAAACCTACATTAATTAAATCTCTTGATGTAGTATTTAAGTCATCATAAACATAGTCTTCTACTAAACAAGGTAAAGATTTTAACTGACCATCATACATAAAGAAGCCATTCTCAGACATCCAATAAGCTGTACCGTCAACTTCAATACATGCATTTTTACCTATTAAACCACAGTTAGTTCCAACTTGTTCAAATGAGAAAGTAAAAGGTTGACCAACAAATTTCATAAGAAACAATGCAGTGTCTGTCCAAACGTAGATTGCATCTCTACCTTTAATAGCTCCCATAATTCTAGAACCATCAGCAAGTCTCTGTGTACCTGCGGTATTGTTTGCTTTAACTACATAAGAATCTGTTTGATCAATACTTTCTTGAGACGAAAATCTTATAAACATATCGTCTAATGTACTGCTTGATCCTACGGTTGTTTCTGTTCCAAAAAATACCAAGTGTCTGTCTGGTGTAGATACCAATACATGACGTGATGCTGTAGGAGCATTAGGTAATAAAGTTGCTCTAGTTGCTGTTGCAGTTGAAGGGGCAGCATCCCATTCAAAACATGCGCCGTTATATATAAGAGCAATTAATTTTGTTCCATAATTATCTAATACCCATAAACCTGGATCAATTGTAAAGTCTGCAGAAGAAGCTTCTCCCCATGCAACAAAATCTGATATGTTGGTCACTGTCTCTCCAGAACTATGGGCTGCTCTTGTAGTTCCGTTAACTGCTCGAGCTCCTCCACTCAAGGTCCCTGTTCCCGTGTCATTGTTTGTAAAACTAATGTCTTCCGATCCAATTCTAATTTCTCCTGAAGCAGGAAACGCTGTAGTATCTGCTAACACTACAGTAGTAGTGGCATCGTCTGGAAGCGTTGTCGATAATGTAGAGGTTGCTGGTCCGTTAGCTGTACCTCCATACAAAGCTGTACCCCAACCAAAACCGCCTAACTGTTGAGAAGGCCCTACATTATAGTAACATAAAACAGAAGTACTGTTGCCATCACTTGTAGTTAAGGGAGTTCCTGATTCTGTGCTTGCTGCGGTAATTGTAAAAGTTGTAGCGGACGGGACTGAGGTAACCATATATTTTACATCTTCAAAAGTAGCGTTGGTATATGTGGATGATCCAGTTACACCAGTTACACTGTCAAATAAAACAATATCATCTTCTAATAAACCATGAGCCCCGGTACATACTACTGTGACTGTTGTTGATGATGAGCTACTTGTAAATTTAGCGCCTGTTAAAGTTTCTCTAATTGGGTGAATATCGTAATAGGTTCCACCAGAATATACGTATAAAATTCTATTAGTTCCAATAGCAGCGTATTTAATTCCAGCGTTATTGTCCCAATGATGCAAGGCTCTCGCCGCACCAGTTAATTTATCATTACCTAATTGAGACCAACCACCTATTTTTTCTGGAGTTCCGTATCTAAAACGTACATTATCCCCATCAAACCATTGCCCTTCAGCTCCAGTCTCGGTGACTTGTTTATTAAATCCAGGGGCAAATCCTAATTTTTGTAGCATAGTTTGACCATAATACAAGGTTTTTAATTTTTTGGTAGTCCTTATTTAAAAGGAGACAGGGGGTATGTGGTGGTGCCCTGTCTCCATCTAAATATTATATCATCGTTTAAACCAGGAAGGAAGACCTAAATGCGGACGTTTGTCAAACATATTATCCTTCGCTCCTGGTGTTTTACGATTATTATAATGCAGAAAAACTTGTATACATTCTTTGCCTTTGAATTTTTCTCTCCAATGTTCTAGTTCACAACCAGAATAAACTAACATATCTCCTTGTTTAAGATTTACCTTAATACCTTTCATGCCTTCTTTACCGGAAGGCTCAAGATATATTGGCCAATCATTACCGGCAAGATTCATAGTAGTAGATATCTCACAACTAAATCTATCTTTGTGTCTTTTTAATTCATCACCTGTTTTATAAATTCTTGCATAAGTATAAGCTGGGTATAATTTAAGTTTAGTAGCTTTCTCCATTTTAGGCTGACATTTTAACATTAAAGTCTCCATAGCAATGTTTGCGTATTGAACATATGTATTAGGTATCTGTTCATCCATGCCTTCGTAATGACCTATAATATTCTCAAAAGGTGATATATATCTGTGTGCCCTACAAGTATCATAAACTTGTTTCTGCATCAAAAAACAGTTTGCAATAAACGAAGCTAATTCTTTTGATATTGCTTGACGTATAATTGTATATTTATTTTTTTTAAAACTCATAGATTTAAATCCACATCTTCAAAATTAGAATTAAAAGATATAATAACTTTTTTATTTTTTGTTTTGTTTAAAGGAGAGGTGTGTATTGAATTAGCAGGCAGTGTCAATAGTTGTCCTTCTGCTACTTTAAAGTCATCAATTATTTTTTTCGTTACCACATCATAGACTTGTGTCTTTACTGATTTATCCGGCAAACTTATATAATAAATGTTAGTGTAATTTGCTTTTGCATGTGTGTGCCAAGTATGTGTATCGTTTTTACCATACACTTGAAACCAGCCATTAGAAATATTCCAATCTCTACACTTTAACTTTTTAGCCATTGTATCCATGTATGGTGTAATTATATCATAAAAATAATCTAAATACTTTCTTTTATATTCTCTTGGTAAATTCCAATCAGTTTTAGATATAGTGTTTAAACTAGAGTCAGGCATTAAATCTATTAAGTCTAAAAACTTTTGTTTTATTTTTTTATGTTCTTTTATATCTGTAACAATGTAATACGATTTTATTTTAAAAAATTTCATATTAATTCAAACCAGCCCGTTGTTATTATTTTTTCTTTATCTGTTATCTGACCTTTGTGGGTATGGGTAAAATCTGTAGGCCAAATTAAAGTTAAACCTTTTATAGAAGGAGTAGTAATTTTTTGGTATTTAAAAACAGTGCCTCCTTCATCTATGTCATTTAAATAAGTCATAAAAACTAAAACTCTTCCAGCATGTTCAAGGCACCTTCTTTCAAAATGCCATTTTTTAAATCCACCTTTTTTATTGTATTTTTGAATATTAAACTCTTTAACATTAAATTTAGAACAGTCGTTTATTTCAGGATATCTTTTTATATATAATTCTAAAATTTTTTGTAGCTCAATTCTATAAAGTAATATTTCTTCATCAAGGTTATTTGAATTGATTAATAGATCTAATGAGTCTTTAACATTTTTTCTTACTTTACCACTGCCTGATCTACCTGGTGTAGCGTGTTTATTAAATTCATTATAATAAGAAACTAATCCATTACAAATTTTTGCAGGAATAAACCAACCTCCGATAAAACTATTTAATGGTAATTTATATTCTTTCATTAGTAATAATTAATGTTTAAAACAATTCGTTCATCTTTGTCTGTACAAGTAGTGCCTGTGTGTTTAATTTTTGCAGGAAACTTTACAAGTCTATTTGCTTTACTTTTTACAATTTTTTTCTTTATATTAAATTTTGTATATCCGTTGTTTGTATTTATATAAAATATAGCTGTCTTCCAATCTGGGTTATCATCTTTAGGTATATGTTTTGCACCATCTGTATGAAATCCATGTTCTATAATTTTATCTGTTTTCCATAAATAATTTGCTTTTACTTTTATTAAAGCCTTTACTCCTAATAAATTATAAATAGGTTTTAATATTTCATTATAGATAGAATTAGGTTTATGGTCATAATAAAAAAAATGCACAAATTGTTTGTGTTCTTTATAATCTAACACAGGAGTAGGAAACCAGGGGAAGTTCTCGTTGTTATAAAACATGTCGTGAACTCTTTTAAAACTATCTTTGTCTAATAAATTATCTATTACTTTAAACATCTTTTGCCATTTCTTTTGGCACAGCTTGTATATTCCAATGTATAAATCTAAAGGGTTCTTTACCAAAATCTACTGAAAACTCGTGTTCTAAAAAACCTGGAAAGATTAATAATGAACCAGGCTTTGGTTTAAAATGTAATAATTCCATTCCAGGAAATAAAATATTATCAGATTTCATTTTTAATTTTGTAGCCCTAGCACCTGTTCTTGGTTCATGAAATATAGGGAATGAAGTTTTATCACTACATTTTAAAAAGTAAAAACCAGACACATGCTGGTTCCAATGTATATGTGCATTGTGGTGTCCACCACCATTTTTAGAAAATTCCTGCACCCACATCTCACTAAACATAGTTGTGTACTGTGACATATCAAAACCTTGTTGATCTAAAAAGTCCCACGATTTTTGACCAACGTAATTTCTAAGATCTATAAAATTATTATCTAAGGTAAGAGGTGTCGAATGATAAGAGAGTCCAAAGTCACCAAACTTTTTTATATGTGCTTTAGCTTGTGGAGTATTTCTAGCAGCTTTAATATATTTGTTAGATGCTTGTGTTAAAGATTTTACAAATTCAGGTTTTTCTTCTGACCAAATAGTTGTGCTAAAATGATTACTTATATTCATATTATTTAAATGGTTGTCCTAAATGCCAAGCAACAAGACTGTATCTTGTACCTGATGTTACGGGTTTAACTCTATGCCAAACAAATGAGGGAAATACAATAATAGAACCTTTAGGTAATATTTCTTTTGCTTTTTTTAAATGTTGGGTTTCATCTCTCATGTGTGGGTCATAGTTTCTAAAATCAAATTCTAATTCACCACCTTCATATTCTGAACCATCTGTTAATTGACAGGTCATAGATAGTTTTCTAATCTTACCATAATCTAGTCTATCTTGTTTATCGTAGGGTTTATCCCAAGAATCACAATGCCAATCATAATATTGATTAAGTTTGTATTTTGTAAACTGACAAGACTCACTTCTATCCCATTCAAAATTCCAACCAGCATTTTTATTTGCTTCGTGAACATACGGATGTAATTCTTTATATATCCAAGTATCATTTAACCAAACTAAATCTGACTTTCTTTTTCTCTGCATGTTTTTAACTTGATCTTTATTTAATTCTTGATTCTCATACCCACCAGTTCTAGCCATAGATTCTTTTTGTGCATTTGCATAAGCTATAACATCATCGCAAAATCTAGGTGTAAGTGCAGATGTAAAATACCAATAGTAATTAGATATATTCATACGTTATTGTTTGAATAAAATTTAAATCCTTACTATCGTTATTACCAATAATATACATATTATTAGATGGAAACATAACAAACATATTGTTTTTAAGTTCTATATCCCAGCTTCTTCCTTTACGTCTGTTGTCGTCATAAAAAATTTTAATAAAACAATCTTTTACTTGCACGCCGTATAGTAATACAAAGTCAGGAGAGTTTCTAAGATCTACTGGGTCAACTTGTAATAAAGGTTCAGTAAGTGTGAAAGGTTTATAAAAATTTCCCCACGTTGATTTATTAACTAAATTAACTTGATGTTTAAGATTAATGTGGTCTTTAATGAATGTATTTAATTTATCCCAATTTCTTGATGATTTGAAATTATTTTTTTCAAGATCTGCTTGTAGAATATCAGCTTTAAATTTGTCGTAATTAATCTCAAAACCTTTCGGCATTGAAACATCACCATAATATAGAGCTTGCTCTGTTAATACTTTCTTTTCCATACCACCACCAAATATAATTTATGCTGTATGATCTGTCAAGTCCCAAGATTGATTGTCTTCATTCCAACTATAGTACCACATATTAGTACCAGCTGTTCTTTGTGCTTCTTGTTCAGCTGTTAATGCTGGAGCATCACCAATTGGTGATTTCCAAGAAGCTGTAGCTAAGTCTTTTACCCAAGATGCATAAGGTTTTTCATTCCAAAAAATATTATTTTCTGCATCCCATTCATAACCAATACCTGCATAATTACCTCTAAAAGGTGTTCCACCTAAAGCATGTGTATTCATTAATGTGTTGTAAGATGTTTGAATCCATAAATTTGCAGGCCAGTTGTTATGTGTTTCTAAATATTGTTGTCCTACTGATTCTGTTTCAACGCCTTCAGAATTAAGAACGTCTTTGTCATCTACAATTAAAACTTGTAGTACTTCGTTTTCTTCTGATATTTTTGCAAAATGTGCCATATTATTTAAACCTATACCTTATAATAACTATACCTGAACCACCATTTCCGCCTGGGTGACCAGTAGGTCCACCAGCTCCACCACCGCCGCCTCCAGTGTTTGTAGTTCCATTTCCTCCACTTGAATTTCCACCTGAACCGCCACCACCTGGTCCCGGAGATCCTCCGCCACCGCTATCGAAACCACCACCGCCACCACCGCCTCTTACTGTTGGTGTTCCGTTAATTGAAGAAGTTGCTCCGTCACCGCCTGGTCCTGCAGATCCTGGACTTCCAGATGATCCTGCATCAGTTGCGCCACCGCCACCGCCGCCTGCGTATGCACCACCACCGCCGCCTCCGGTTCCGCCATTAGTTCCTTGAGGTGGACTTACAGGAGGTTGATTTCCTGATCCACCGGGTCTGCTATAAGTTGCTCCACCACCGCCTGATCCACCTGGTCTTGCGGGTGGTCCGTCTGCACCCATACCACCTCCACCACCAGCACTAGATATAGGGAAAGCAGTTGAAGTTCCACCGTTACTACCAGTTTCAGGGCCTCCGGCTTTTGCACCGCCGGCACCAACTGTAATAGGATAACTTTGTGCGCAAACTGTTATTGCTGCAACACAAGCACCTAATGGAGATCTTGAATAACTACCAGAAGAAGTTCCAGCTGATTCTCTATAACCACCGGCTCCTCCGCCGCCACCACCTTCGTTGTTAGAACCAGATGCACCTCCACCACCACCTGCAACTACTAGATAGTCAACTTTATTAGTTTCTGCTGCTGCAGATCCTGCACAAGTTACTTCAAAAGTTCCTGGGCCGGTAAAGGTATGTATTTTAAAATCTCCAGATTCGGTAATAGTTCCACCTGTAGCAGCTACAAATTTTGTTCCGCCACCAGAACCAAAACCTAGTACTTGGTAACCAAACATTTTGCCTCTTCTATTTTGAGTAGTTTTTGTACTCTTACCTGAAGTAAGAGGATTTTTTAATTCTCTCATATCTAAATCCCTTATGCGTCGTTAGCCGCGTCAGTAGTAAAGAATAATTTGATACCTAAAACTCTAGATTCACCAGTAAAAGTATCTCCACCATCTGCTGCGTCTCTAAAAAATTGGAAATAAGATTGCTCACCTGCTGCAGGAGAACCTGCAATAGTAACTGCACCACTTTCTGCTGAAATTTGTTGGTCTTCTACTGTTCCTATACCAGCGTCTGTAACATTAACTGCAGTTCCATATGCAACGTCGATAGTATCACCATCGGCACATGCTACACCTTGTAAACCAAATATACAGTCACCTGTGTTAGTTGTGCTTGGAGACCAGTAAACTTGGTAAGTTACTGTACCTTCATTCCATGACTTAGGCATTCCTATTGAAAATTGTGTGTATTGTTTTGTACCAGCATCAAAATCAAATACATTTAAATCTGGTCTTGTAGCTGTTGTTTCAACTTGTGCTGCGTCTGCAGGATTAGTTGTAGGTCCGAACATTGCAGTAGCTGGTACCCATATAGTTTCTTTACCAGCAATTTTTAAAGCAGAACCATTACCCTGTAATGTACCTGTTCCTTTTGGAACAAGGTTAAGACTTACGTTTGTTTCACCAGAAGCTGTAATACTAGGTGCGTTACCTGAAGCAGCGTTAGCTAATGTAATTTCATTAACTGCTGAACCTGTAGCTGTTAAAAGCATTAGTTCATTACCACTTGTATCTAAAATAGATGTGCCAATTTCAGGTGAAGTTAAAGTTTTATTTGTTAAAGTTTGTGTTCCTGTAAGAGTTACATCTCCTTCTCCTAAGCCTGTATCAAAAACTCCAGTGTTTGTTGCAACACCATCTAAATAAATTATATGAGTTCTTTTATCATCAGTTGCAAGAGTAACAGTTGCTCCAGAACCTGAAGCTGCTTTTAATTGTACTGTGTATGCACCAGAAGTTGCGTTTTCAATAATATAAAAATTTTCTGTAAGAAGAGGAAAAGTTACAATTTGATTTCCAGATATAGAACCTGTTAATTTTAATACTCTGTTTTGAGCTTTACCTGTAAGAGCTCCATCATCTATATCTAAAACTGTAGTCTGAGCACCACCTGCGATAGATACTTCTAAATATCCACCAGTTAATTGTTCAATTAGACTTAGGTTAGCGTTTGTTTTTGTTCCCCATGTACCGGCGTTTTCACCAGTGGCCATTAATTCTAGGCCAAGATCCGTATAAGTTGATGCCATAATTTTTCTCCTATGCTCTTTTCAATTAAGCTACATCTGTATAAGACGTATTCCCAGTTATGTCAATATCTTTATATCCTAAAGGAGATAGATTTCCTACTGAAATTGTAGCTTCTAACCCTTCTAATCCTACAACATCTGCAGGCGCTATTGCACCTACTCCAGATGTTAAATTTGTTGGTGCTGTTAAAGTATAGGCCACTTCTGTTATAACAGATCCTACACTTGAAGTAGCTCCTACACCTGAAACACTAACTATTAAACTTTCGTCAATAACAATTTCTCCAACTGCGGTCGTTAAAACTCCTGCACTACTTATACCAACAGCGTCCGATGGTGTTATTGAACCTACTGCAGAAGTTAAACCAAATCCTGATATTCCAACAGCTGCGTCGGCAGGAACAGTAATTGCTCCAACGTTAGATGTTAAATTTGAAGGTGCTGATAATGTAACTGTTGGTGATAATATAATTGTTGGAGAACCAATTGCAGAAGTTGCAGAAAGTCCAGTTAATCCCATAACATCTGCTACGTTTAAAATAAAATCTCCACCCCACGTAACACCGACATCTCCTGCATCAGAAGAACTTCCCCAACCTTGAGCACCCCATGATGTATCCGGTAATTCTGTTGTTGCTACTCCGCTAGATTCAACATCAACGACAACTGTTAACGCTGATTCACCCCAGTTTTCAACACCCCATCCGTCTTGGCCCCAACCTGCATTTATTTCATCTTGAATAGTTACGGCTCCAATAGCAGAAGTTAATCCGTTTCCGTCTAGTGTAACAACTGGGTTATCACTTTCTCCCCATGGTTCTTCGCCCCATTCAGCTCTTCCCCAACCTTGATTAGCTCCTGATATAACTTCTCCCACAGATGCAGTAGCAGATATACCAGAAAGTATAACGATATCATCACCTAACTCTCCCCATGTATTTTCACCCCAAGTTTTTCCACCCCATCCATTACTTGTAAAAGGTGTAACTGATCCTAATGATGATGTTAAACCAGACGGTGCTGTTAAACTAGCATCAACAGCATCTTGGTCACCATATTGATTTAAACTCCATGAAAACACACCCCATGAATTTCCAGCTGGAGTGTTTGCTTGTCCACCCATTCCTGAGTGATTGGTACAATAATAATATAAAGTTGGTGCGCTAGCTGCTACAACAATTTGTGTGTAAGCTCCGGCATCTCCTGGTGTGCCATTAGTAGTTACACCAGTAGTGTATTCGCTTCCGCCAGAGTGTGTTCCATTATCTGTTGTAGAAAATCTTAAAGGGTGATTATTGTTAGAACTATCTGATTGATCAAATTTATAAGTCCCACCTTCAGCTAAATTTAATGTAGCTTGTTGTACTCCATCAATAAGATACTTATTGCCGTAACCAGTTGACTGAACTGTGACTGTAAATGTTCGGGTTACCGACATAAGGACTTACTCCTTATGCTATTCGAACTATAGCTGTTGTTGCTGCTGCCGCTGGGAATTGAACTGTGAATGTTCCAGAAGAAACTGTTTTGTCTCCTCCAAAAGCCACTGCACAAACTGCAGGGTCACCTGTCGCTGTATCATTAAAAATTAAACAACCGTTAGCTGTAAAAGATGCAGACGTCCAAGAGATGTCAGCAAAATCACAAACTGCAGTTGTTGAATCTAAAACTGGTGTAACACTAGTTAAAGCTTTTCCTTTTGCAGAATAAGCAGATCCAGATGAGTTTGTTATTTCGTTTGATGAACTGTAAGCAGTAGTACCGGCCCCTAAAGTTGCAGAACTTGTGTACAATGCGATGTTAAAAGTGTTTCCAGTCGAAGCTGTAAAATTGTGAACAGCTTTTAAAATTTCTGTTTTAAAAGTGTTACAGATTGCCGATGTTATTGCCATAATTTTTTCTCCTCAATTTACGGAGACGGGGACTTGACTTGTATTCTAACTGTTCCGTCAGTATAATCATCTCGTCTTCGTCTTCCCAGTTGCATTCCTGCAAACTGTTGTATTGCATTTTTATATCTATTTTCATAG